CGCCGCGCAGCTTGCGCACGGCTTCGTTGAGGCCAGCGAGCACAGCGGCTTGCTTGGCTTTCGCGACGAGCGCACGTTCTGCATCACGCAGGAACGCGGGCTTCATCTTGGAGACGATGATCTTCGTCGCCTCCGGGGAGAGGCCGAGCGCATCGCGCAGCACGGCCTCCACATCCTTGAGCGTCTCGCACTCGGCGATCTGCTCCAGCTCCGACTTTACGGTGCTCAGATTCACGCGTGCCTTACCGTTGGCAGGGAACACGGCGATGCTGATCTCCATGAGGTCCACACCCTTGATAGTGCGCGTGTTCGTCTGCTCGTCGTAGCTCCAGTTCTTGCCGATCTGCCCACGGATGGACAGGCCCGACACCGCGCCGTGCTTGAGCAGCGCGTGTACATCGTTGGCGAGCGTCACACCCGGCGTGAACTCGCCCTCGACGACGAGGCCCTTGCTGTCCTCTTCGATCGGCGTGATCTTGCCGACCACACCCTCGAAGTGATTGTACATCATCGGCAGCGTCTTGCCGAGGGACTTGGTGAACGCACCGGGCATGATGATGTCGCCGTGCGCGTCGCGGTTGTTGAAGACCGCGCCGTAGCCCTTGAAGGTGCCGACCTTCTCGCCGTCGCCAGCGAACTTGATCAGGTTACCACCGACTGCGCTGGTGATCAGTTCCATGATCGCCTCCCCCTATGCCGTGGTGCCGATGCCGAAGGCAGCAAGGTCCGGAGTGGACCACTGCCCACGCGCTTCACCCAGCACCGTGCGCATGTTGTCGATGAAATCGGTGCCCGCCATGCCGATGGTGACGGTGGCCTCTTCGCGCACAGCGAGCAACGAGTAGCCCGCGAACGGACCTACCGCGAACTCGTTGGCTGCGAGGCCGTAGCTGATGGCGATGTTCATGCCCATGTAGCGCGAATCCACATCGACGCCGAACGGGTCCACCGCCGCTGCCTTGAGGAACGCATCGGGGCTGAATGCCACCGTGTCGGGCCTGATGTTGCTGGCCGCGAAGACGGAAGCCGCGACGCTCGCCACGCGATCGGCGACCGTGGTGCCCGTCGCCACCACGGAGCTGAGCTGGCCCACGATCTCGAAATCGATCTGCAGTTCCACCATGCGACGCAGCAGCGCATCGAGGAACGGCTCGAGATTCACGATGTCGGCGAGCGCCTGCGTGCTGGCCTTGACATACGCGGCGAAGGTGGTAGCAGGCACGGTGTTCTCGACGATCTCCAGCGTCGCCAGCAGTGCCGCGTTCTTGGCCGCGCCCTCGGCGACTTCCTCCATTCGCTGCCCGCCGTAGTTGCTGGCGCGAATGCCGATGCCGTTGCCCCCGGTGTAGTTCACGCGGGGAACGAACGACGCGATCGTGTTGGGCAGGATCGGGAACGGCAGCACGATGCCGGGTGCCTGCGCCGTCACCGGACCCCCCACGATGCTCGCGTCGGTGATGGCCTTGGTGATGCGAGTGCTATCGGACTTGAAGCCGACGAGCGGTGCGAAGATGCGACGATTCATGATAGTTAACCTCCGGTCTATTGAGGCGCATCCGCGCCGATCTTGTCCAGCGTGAGCATGTTCGACTGCACGGTAAGCTCGTCGGCGTTGGCGCTCGCGTTCTTCGGCAGATTCTCTTTGTTGCGCACTTCGTTGCGAGTCATCAGGCCGTTCTGCACCATGCTGCTGTAGAACTCAGCGCGGCCCTTGCTGTCAGCACGCAGCAGCGCATCGAGATTGAACTCGATGTACACGCCAGCCTCCCGCTCGGCCTGCGTGAGCAGTCGGTTGTTCCACACCTGCTCGAATCGCGTGAGGTAAGGGCGCAGCGTGTAGGTGAGGAACGCGAGGTTCATCTGCTCCAGCCCGCTTCCCCATGTCGTCGCCTTCTCGCTGTCGTTGAGCATGTAGGCAGGCACGCGATAGATGCGTGCGATGTCCTCCACACTGAACTTGCGCTGCTCCATCATCTGCGCCTCTTCCGGCGTGATGGTGAGCTGCTGATACTTCATGCCCGCTTCCAGCACGAACAGACGCTCGTTGTTCTGCTCGATGTCCTTGAAGTTCTCGCGCACGGCCTCGCGCTGCTCTTTCTTGAGCGCGTGGTCCACCATCAGCACGCCGCTGGGCTTGTTGCCCTTAGCCGCGAAGTTGATGCTGTTCTCCTGCAGCTGCCTCGCGTTCGCGAGCGTGGCGCGTGCGTAACCCAGCGGCGACAGACCCTTTAGTCCGTTGGAGAAGAGCCGCGTCTGCATCACCTCGTCACGCGTCAGCGTCATCGGCCTCCCGCCGTCCGGCGTGTAGGAATACTGCACGAGTCCGTTGGACGAGAGCGCGACATCGGTCTGATTCGCGGCGAGCGGATAGAGCGCGATAATGCGCTGGCCCGCACGCGTGATCTTGTCGTAGCAGTTGCCGTCGATCAACATGTTCAACATCTGCTGCTCGAGCCATTCCACGCGAGTCTGCAGGGGGTTGGGCGCGTTGTGCAACAGATCGTAGAGCGGATGATCGCGCAGCTCGTTGCGGCCTCCATCGCCGCGCCCCTGGTAGATCGACAGCGGAAGCGAGCCGACCAGCTCCGACAGCAAGCGCACGCAGGCCCACACGGTGCTGATCTGCAGCGCCTGCATCGAGCCGCCGATGGGGAACTCGTAGTTGCCCTGCGAGCCGGTTCCCTGCGTCAGGCCCGTGCCATCGCCGGTGATGCCGATGTTCGTTGGTCCTTTCGCGAAAAACGCGTTCGCCGTCCAGCTCCAGAAGGTGGAAAGGAAGCCGGGGTTCGCAGGCGTCGCTTGCGGTGCCTGCTTCCTCACTTCTTGCACGAATCCGAACATGCGCCTCTCCCTGTCAGCCCGTGGTCGCTATCGGACCGCTGATGAACTCGTTGAAGTCACCATCGTCATCAACGATGTGAACGAGCGCACGCGCCATCGCCATGATGATCGCCACCACGCCGTCGATCTTGTCCTCGTTGCGTTCCTTGCGCGGGAAGATGTTGCCTTTGAAGTCTTCCTTCGCGATTACATTGCCGATCATCCATGTTAGCACCGGGTCGCCGCTGTGCACGAGGCGCTGCTGCAGCATGAGCGCCTCCAACTCCTTCATCGGTGACGAGAAGTTCGCGACGATGGGTCGCACTTCCACCATCGGCAAGCCAAGCGCAGTCAGGCGCGTGGCAAGCTGCGTGGCCTGCCAGCGATCGAACCCGATCTCCTGCACGGCGTGCAAGTCACACAGCTCGATGACGCGGCGCTCGATCATGTCGAAATCGATCACGCTGTCTTCAATCGTCGCACCGTAAGTCTTGATCCAGCCCATGCGCTCCCACTGCGCGTAGGCCATGTTCTGTGGGTTGTGCACGGTGGCAAACGGCAAGTAGTGTTCAGTGAACATGAACCACTTGGCATCGGGGCCACGGTCTGCACCGGGCAGCGGAGGGAACACGATGCTCAGCTCGCAGAAGTCCGTCTTCGCAGCAAGGTCTAGCCCGACATAGCACGGCCTCCCCGCGAGGTCCTCGTGCCTGATCGGTTCCTTGCTCTTGCACGACTCCCACTTCGCGATATCGGCCCACGCGCCCGTCGCCGTCACCCACTCGTTCAGGTGCTTCGTGCGGAAGTTGATCGCAGCGCTCGGCACGGACTTCGCCTTCTGCTGCAGCGAGCGCAGGATCTCGGGCTTCACACTCACGCCGTAGTTCGGATTCGCCTTTACCAGCGCTTCCTCCGTCGTCCAGTCGTCGCCCTCGTCGATGCCCCAGATCGCACCGAACTGCGCGTCATCATCGACCAGCCCGAGCAACACCTTCGTGATGTAGCTGCGGACTTCGAAGCAGATGCCTTGCCGATCCTTCCCCGCCGTTGTGATGATCCACAGCAGTGACTGCATGCGCTTGCCAATCGCCGTTTCCGTCACATCGTAAACGTGACGGTGCTTATGTGCGTGCAGCTCGTCCACCACGCCGAAGTGCACATTGAGGCCGTCGAGCGTGTGCGCGTCCGCGCTCAACGGTCGATAGTTCGCGCTGCGCGTGATTGAGTAAACGTTGGTCAGCGTGTAGCCGATGTCGTATCGACGCGCAAGCGCAGGCGACGCACGCACCATTGCAAGCGACTGATCGAAGACGATACGCGCCTGCTCGCGTGCGGTGGCGACCGAATAGACCTCGGCACCGGCCTCCCCATCAGCGACGAGCATGTAAAGCGCGAGCGGTGCACACAACGCCGACTTGCCGTTGCCACGCGGGACCTCGACATAGACGCGACGAAATCGCCGCAGTCCTTCACGCGCAGTGCCTCTCGCGCCGACCCAGCCGAACACGACGCAGATGATGAAGCATTGCCACGGCTCGAGCGCGAACAGCGTGCCCGCGTAGTCACCCTTGATGTGAGGCAGCGACTCGATGAAGCGACACACCAAGTCAGCGGGGCGATACGGCGTGCCGTTGCGCTCCAGCACCGGGTTGAACTCGTAGGGGAACGACGCGGTGCCGACTCGTGCGAGGTCACGCTTGTGCCGCTCGCACGCGAGCTTCACC